GGCGCGGATCACGCTGCCCAAGATCTCGATCCTGAAGCCATGACCCCGCGTCCGCTCAAGCCGCGCTCGTGGTTTTGGATGCCGCCGCCCAAGGCGACCGACACGGTCAACCATCCCAAGCCGAAATACCTGCACGGCGCGATCACGCTTGATCGTCCGAGCGCGGCCACGCAGAAGGCGCGCCGCCGCCGCATCACGCTGCCGGCCACGTCGATTCAGCGCAAGCCCTGACCGGCCATGCTCGACGCCAACATCGTCATTGCCAAGTGCATCGAAGCCATTTACGAGGCCGCCGCGCCGCATCATCCAACCCGCATCGGCACTGCCCCCGGCCGGGTGATCCCGCGCTCCGATGGCTCCCAGATCGTCAAGATCCGCGTCAGTATCGATTACCCCGACGGCCAGGAGAAGTTTGCGCCGATTGATTGTATGATTGACCGCCAGGGCAATATTTCGATCGTGGAGCACCGGCGATGAGCTGGCAGTTCGCCCTGATTGTCCTGGCCATCGTCGCGGTGATCATCGCCGCCATGGTGGCGTTTTTCTATTATGTCGAGCCGACCCGGCTCGCCCGTCGCAAGCCTGACCGCTTCGATCCCTATGACAAGGATCTGCCGGCCGAGATGGAGCAGCGGCGCACCCCCAACGAGCCGCCGCCGAAGCGCCCGCCTCCGCCACCGCGGAGGACACCCTGATGCGCTTCGACCGCGATATCTTCTTCGCCAATGTCAGGGACGAGCTGTTCGACGGGGCGCTTTCCCAGCAGAACGTCGATGGCATGTCGATCATTCTCGGCGTCTGGGAGGGCCAGCTCGGCGGCACCCCGCTGACGGATATCCGGTGGTTGGCGTACATGTTTGCCACCACCTATAAAGAGTGCGCCACGACCATGTGGCCGATCACCGAGTATGGATCGCAAGAATATCTCGAAGGAAAGGAATATTTTCCCTTTATTGGACGCGGATTTGTCCAGTTGACGTGGGAGGACAACTACAGAAAAGCTTCATCTGCACTTGGTCTTATTGAGAACCGCGATCTGGTCGAGCATCCCGATCTTGCGCTCGATAGCCTGATCGCCGCCCGGGTGATGACCCGCGGCATGGCCGAGGGCTGGTTTACCGGGGCGCAATTGGGCGATTTCTTCAATGACACCGAAGACAACCCGTATGACGCCCGCACCATTATCAACGGCCATGATTGTGCCCAGGAAATTGTCGGCTTCCACGACAGTTTTTTGGACGCCCTGGAGGCGGCGCTGATCGTCGAAGTCGAGCCGCCGCCGCCGATCGATCTCGCCCCGTCGATCGTCAATCTGTCGGTGCCGGCGCCGGTGTCGGTGTGGATCAATGGCGAGGAATGGGCGCCGGTGGCGTAAAAAAGCCCGGGGTCGGCAGGGTCGCCTGAACCGCCCCGGTGGTCATCCGAACGGCCTTACCCCCGCCGGTACACTCTAGCGTCCTTGACTGTACGGAAACTTGCAAATTTGCAATAGTGCTTCGCGGCCACAGTCATGACCCCTCCAGAGCCCTGCCCGTGGCCGCACGGCCGGCGGTGACCCGATCAAAGTCCGACCTGATCCGTTCTCGCGAACCGCCGCCGGCCAGCTATACCGGGCCGAGCCCGAGCACGGGCTTTGAACTGGCAGGACGACTGAAAGCGCCCCGGCCCGGTGCCAACTCAGCGCTTCACCGTCGCTTCGCCGCCGCAATGCGGGCACCAGTCGTGATCGATGACCCCGGTGCCATGACAGGCGGGGCAGTCCTTCAGCTCCGGCTCATCCCGCGGCGCCACCCAGCGCGGCCTGTATTCCCAACGCGGCTCGCGCGGCAGCTCCCGCTCCTGCTGGCGGTAGATCGGCCCCCGATTTGGCGGATGTTTCGGCTGTTTCGGCTGTTTCGGCTTCTCCGGCTGTTGCTTTGGCCCCTGCCAGCGGGTTTTCCACGGGTAGACCCGGCCAGCCATCCTGGCGGCCCGCTCGATGTCCTTCAGCACGGCGAGCAGATAACCGGCCTGGGCCCGCTTATTATGGATCGCGTCACTGATCTTGTGGGTCCGCTCCCACTGCTCGATCCGCCACCAGATCTGCGCCGCGCGGGTCCGCGACAGCCCCAGCCGCCGCGCCATCTCGGCCATCGTCGGCATCTCCCCGGTGGCCAGCGCATAGCGGCAGATCTCTTCCGAGAGCTGCTGCATGCGCGGCGTCCACTCGGTCACAGCCGCTCGATCGCGTGGCTGATCCTGGCATGCATGCGGATTGCCAGCTCGGCCAGCGTGGTGGCGTCGGCGCGCACCCGATCGAACATCGGCAGCCCCTCGGGCTGGTCGGCCGCCGGCTTGGCCAGGGTGGCTTGATCGGGGAAGCCGACGATCTGGTCGCAGAGTTGGTTGAGCAATTCCTCGACCTTGAGCAGCCCGTCACGCGCCTGGGCGAGCTGATCGACCGCCCGCCGGCTCGCGCCCGGGGGCTTGGTTGGCTGGACGCCGATCGACGCCTCAATGGCCCGGTTTAAATCCTTTTCCAGACTGTCGCGGATTTCGCTGCGCTCAGCCATTGATGTCGGCCTTGCCGATCTCCTGATCGACCTCGCGTTCGACCCGCTCTAAGCCGCGCTGAATGCCTTCGAGCGCCGTGGCGATGCGCGCCAGGGCCTTGGCGCAGGCCATCACCGAGCCGTCGATCTCCTCGGCCCAATCGCCGATCGTCGCCATCGCCGCCAACAGGGCGTCGGCGTTTTGCTGCGTTTTGTCTTCACTCATGTCGATCTTTTCTCCAGATTAAGTTGGGTTACGCATCTTCTGCACATGCCGGTGGATGGCGTGGTTGCGCAGTAGTTTCTTCACCGAGGCGTGGCTGTGGTCGGCCGCCTCGCGCCGATCGGCGGGGGTGTCGAACATCGCATCGAGGGTGATGAACATCATCGAGTCGAGCAGCGTGAGCATCGTCGCGTTGAAGCTGTTGGGGGTGTCCATGTCGTGCTTTTCGCAGAAAAGGACCGCCTCCTCGCCGAGCGCCGCGGTCGCGGCCGCCGCGATCTTGGCAATTTCCTCGGCCTGCCGCTGGGTGAGCTTGCCCATTATTCGGGGTCCACCGGATGGCCGGCGGCCCACAGTCGCTCGACCCGGCCGGCGCGGCGCACCGCCAGTCGATCGCAGCGATTATTGCCCTGGTGCGGATAGTGGATAAAGCGGGGGAAACCCGGGCGGTTGCAGTGAGACACCATTAGCTGCAATCTCTGGCCGCAACGCGGGCAGCCATAGTCGTGATTTGAGAAGCTGTCAGCGTCTTCAGCGGTGATCAGCTTGCCGCCCGGCAGCATGGCAAAGGGGTTGCGCATATGTCCTCCTATTCACGAGGTGTACCGTGACAGCCACTAACGAAGCGGTCAAGGGCGAGCCGCGGATGGCGAAGACCCAGGCCACCCACAAACGGCGGTGGCTGCCGCGGCACGACATCTTTGCTGCGGCGATCGTCTCCGGCCGTTCGATCAAGGACGCCTTCGTCCTGGCCGGCGGCGCCCGGCACGACGGCGGCACCCAGACCTCGCAGACGTGGCTCAGATGGCCGCCGATGATCGAGCGGATTGCAGTGCTGCGCGCCGAGCGCATGAACAGTCTGGCGCTCGACAAGGATCAGGTGATCCTCAACCTCGTGGACACCTACAACCAGGCGATGCGTGCCGACCAATATATGGCCGCGGTGCGGGCCATGGATCAGGTCGCCAAGCTGCTCGACCTTTATCCGACCGACAAGCAGCAGCTTGAGGTGACGCTGATCAATAAGCCGGCCAGCGACCCGACCAAGGTGGTCGAGCTGTCGGTGGAAGACTGGAAGAACCAATTTTCGCCGAAGGAAGTGACGCAGCAGTGAGCGCCAAGAAGCCGGTCAGGATCCGCCACGGCTTTATCCCACAGCCCGGGCCCCAGACGGCCTATCTGAAGTGCCCGACCGACATTGTTGTCTATGGCGGCGCCAGGGGCGGCGGCAAGACCTTCTCGGCGCTCGGCGAGTTCTGGATCCACGCCGAGCGGTTCGGCGAGAACGCCCGCGGCTTGATGATCCGCAAAACCCGCGAGGATCTGAAGGACAGCGTCGCGGTCGCCGAACGAATGTACGGCAACGCTGCCAAATGGCAGGAAAAGGGCGCCTATTTCAAGTTCACGACCGGCGCCCGGCTTTACATGGCCTACCTCGAAAACGAGGGCGATGCCGAGCACTATCAGGGCTGGTCGCTGACCCGCGTCTATGTCGAGGAGCTGACCCAGTTTTCCTCCCCGGCGCCGATCATGCGGCTGTTGGCGACGCTGCGCTCGACTGCCGGGATAAAATGTCAGATGCGCTGCACCTGCAACCCCGGCGGCCCCGGCCACCTCTGGGTCAAGCAATGGGCCGTCGATCACGGTCCGTATAAGGTCGTCACCGACGATGAAACCGGGCTCCAGCGGACCTTTATCCCGGCGCTGCTGACCGACAATCCGGCGCTCTTGGAGGCCGACCCGAACTACATCAATCGCTTGAAGGCGGTCGGCTCGCCGCAGCTCGTCAAGGCGTGGCTCGAAGGCGATTGGTCGATCATCGAGGGCGCCTTTTTCGAGGAGTGGAGCGCCGCCCGCCACGTCATGGAGCCGTTCATTCTGCCGTGGCACTGGACCCGGTTTCGGGCCGCGGACTGGGGCTCCGCCCGGCCGTTCTCGGTCGGCTGGTATGTGGTGGTGCAGGACGATTTCATCCACGCCGGCCGGCGCCTGCCGCGCCATGCCATCATCCGCTACCGGGAATGGTACGGCTGGAACGGCAAGGAGCCGAACATCGGCTTGAAGCTGACCGCCGAGCAGGTCGCGGCCGGCATCGTTTCACGTGAAACGGCAGCGAGTGGAAGGCGAGAGGAGATCAACTACGGGGTCATGGACCCATCCGCCTTCAATGTGGTCAGCGGTCCGTCGATCGGCGAAACCATGGCGCGCAATGGGGTGATTTTCCGCCGCGCCGACAACACCAGGGTGACCCGCGATCGGCGCATGGGCGGCTGGGATCAGGTCCGCGCCAGGCTCAAGGGCGACGCCGATGGCGACCCGATGCTGTTCGTGTTTTCAACCTGTCGGAATTTGATCCGCACATTGCCGGTTATGCAACACGATGACAACAACCCCGAAGATTTGAACTCAGATATGGAAGATCATGCATGCGACGAGCTTCGTTACGCCTGCATGTCTCGACCGTTCCGCGCGACCGTGGTAACCCAAGCAGATCGTAATCCCCTGCTGATTGCCAACGTCTTCAGGCACCACGAGTTGGGGGGTTAGACCATTGCCGGCACCGTTGCAGCCTGATCAGGATCCTCGCCAGATCCTCGCTGCGATCATGCGCCAGAGCCCGCTGATGCAGGGCGGCGGCTCTCCTATGCCGGGCTTTAATGGCCGCCAATCGACCAATGTCGACATCGCCACGCCCGAGCAGCAGCAGGCGCCGACGCTGGCCGAGCTGACGCAGCAATTTGTCACGCCGGAAGGCCATCGCTATCCGACCCCTTACGTCTCCAACTGGGACGCTCTCCACAAGCGCCATCTGATGGATCCGACGCCGGTCGCGCGGCAGGACCCCGAAGCATTTGCCACTGATGTGCCGGAAGTGCTGTCGCGGCAGATCCCTGTGCCTGGGGCGCCTGAGATGGGCTTTGTTCAGAACCCCGGGACGTTTATCTCGTCGCAGAACAAAAACCGCCAACTGATCGGCAATGCCGATCCGGCTCAATTGCCGCTGACGCCCGGTTCGACCTCGGCATTCAGTGGCAACGTGCTGCCGGTGACCAATCCGCCTGAGACGGTCTTCAGGCCCGGGCTGCGCTATGCGCCCTGGAACTTGAGGAACGGCTAATGGCGCGCGATCCCGAGATCGACACTCCGAACGTGCCGGAAGTGCAGTCGGCCACGGCCGGCAAGCCCGACCAGCAGGACATCCGCCTGCTCGACAAGGGCAGCCCCAAGCCGGACGAGTATGGCGGGGTCGAGGAGGTCGATCGCGCCTATTGGATCGGCTGCTTGGACGACGCTGAGCGCGCCGAGGCCAATTGGCGGCAGCGCGGCCGGGAAATCATCCAGATCTACCGCAACGACGGCAACGTCGGCAAAAAGGGCAGGCTTGCTGACGGCCCCGTTTCATTCAACGTTTTGTTTGCAAACACGGAGGTCATGTTACCGGCGATCTATTCGAAACCGCCGGCTCCGGTCGTTCGCTCGCGCTTCACCAAAGTCAGTCAGCCGATGGCGCCGCCGCCGGGACTTCTTCCCCCCGGCGTGGCGCCGCCCGGCGCACCGATGTTGCCGCCCGGCCCCGGTGCGCCCGCTCCAGGCATGTTGCCTCCCGAGGGTGGGGTGCCGCCTGGAGCGCCTATTGAACCGCCAGGATTGCCGCCGGAACCGCTTCCCATGGCGGGACCGCCGGCAATGGGGCCCCCGCCGGTTCCGCCAATGCCCGGCGGGGAGTTCCCTCCCGATCCGATGGCACCGCCGCCGCCGTTCGATCCCGGCCCACCACCGCCGCCGACCCCGTTCGGGGCGATCCCCGGCGCCCCGCCGCCGCCGATGCCCGGGCTGCCGCAGGCCGCCCCCAACCGGCCGCCGCAGGACGTAATCGAGACGGCTGCCAGCGTCATGGAAAAGGCGCTGGAAGTGGTGGTCGAGGACGAGCACTCCAGCGAAGCCATCAAGATGGCGGTCAAGGACGTGCTCTTGCCGGGCCGCGGCGTCTGCCGGGTGCGGTGGAAGCCGATCATGGAAGACCAGCCGGTCATGGCCGGCGACGGCGCCACGCCGCTTCCCGAGGGCGGGGTGCCGGGTGCGCCGCCGCCTACCGAGCCAGTCAAAGTGTGGGAGAGCGTCGGCGACGAATACGTGTATTGGGAAGACCTTCTAGTCGATCCGGTGCGGCAGGCGGCCGATACCGAATGGGTCGCCTTCCGCCACCTGTTCACGGAAAAGCAGCTTGAAGCCGAGTTCGAAGGCTCGCCGCAATACGAGCTGATGCGCGAAAAGGGCCGGCTCGGCGACCTCTATAAATGGACGGAAGAGAGCGCGGCAAAGTCCGCGGTCGGCGGCGGCTCGCCGATGAAGAGTGCGGAGAAGCTCGGCGACCACATCAAGAAAGCGATGGTCTGGGAGATCTGGTCGCGGCGCACGCGCGAGATCATCTGGTTTATCCGCGAGACGACCGGCGTCGTGCTGCGCGTCGATCCCGACAGCCTCAGCCTGGAGGGCTTTTTTCCAATTCCGGTGCCGATGCTGGCTATCAGGACCAGCGACACGCGGATCCCGCGCGCCTTCTTCGACCTCTATGCGCGGTTGGCCGCCGACCTCGATGAGACATCCGAGCGGATCTCGATGCTGACCAAGCAAATCAAGGTCAGGGGCGGCTATAACTCAGCCTCCCGTGAGATCGCCGGCATCCTGCGCGCCGACGACGG